CCAAGTTTAACGACGTCAGCACCTAGAGAAGCGCTTCCAACGTTGTTAATAGTGATAGCTCCGTTAACTTTACCTAACACATAGGTAGCGATTTGAGAAGCATTTATTCTACCTTCTGCTCCACTATCTGAAAGTACTAACTTGTCTGTATCTGCAATAGTGATAGCTGTTAGATCTGACCCGAACGTGTCTATATCCAAGGCAATCCCGGTCAGATTTCCTCCATATCCTTGAAATGATCCAGAGAAGATCGAAGCTGAAACTATTGAATTTCCGAGATTTAAAACAGTACCTGTATAAGTCAGTCCGGAGGGTTCAATCCCACCGTTAGAACCGGCTATAAGAAGGTTGTTATTTGTTAAGTTAGAAGCCGTTACGGATGCTAAATGAGCGTTTGAACCACTGACGACTACTTTTTTCCATGTTGCCATACTATTTGCAGATGTTTAGGAAGTCTAAATTTTATATAAATATGGTCAAGGTGATGAAAACTACTCTTCTACGCCTACCCAAAAGTTCGAATCGAAGTACATAAGACCACCTGCCACTGCGGCCGGTTTTGCAGTATATTCTCCAAGTTTTAAAACACCTTGCGAGGAGATGCTCATAGCGTTAAATGACCCCGACCTTATAATAAAAAAATCAGTTCCTGTACTTGTATCCTTTAGTAGCGAGATTGACCCAGTAACGGCAGCCTTCCCTAGATAAGGAAATACTACTCCGGCTACACCTTGTTCAAAATTAAAAATAGAAGAAGTAGGAATGTTTACCAGGTTACTACCGTTCCCAGAAAAAGAACCTGAAAACAAACTACCAAATACTGTTCCTGTATTTAAAAAATTCACGACAGATCCGGAAACTTCAAAAGATCCAGATATCTTCAAATTTACATGCCCGGAATAGTAAGATCCGGTTGGGGCAAATATTCCATACGCAGTGTCCCCCATATCTCCTTTTTCCCCCTTCTCTCCTTTGGGTCCCATAGGTCCGGCAGCAGCGATAGTAATAATAGGAGTTTCTCCCGCTGTAATGACTTCAACATTCGCGGGCGGCAGCAAGTCTGAGATTACAATTTTCTCAGTGTCTTCATCTTGGGTTATATGAATTGCTTTAGCCATTTAATCTACCTAGTTACTTCTTTGCTCAACTTAATTTTACCCTGTATAAGCCTTGTAACATATTGACATGCTCCCGACCCGCTAACTATTTCCAAATCATAGAAAGCTTTATCAAATGTAAACAAACTTGTTGAAACAGCTGAAATATATACTCCTATACTTCCTGATGATTTAGGTAATGTATCGCTCCCACTTTTTGGCATTAGATCTAAACCGGTACCGCAGGGTGCTAGACTTGAGGAGAGTATAGCATAGGTGATGTTTCCGCCGGGTGCATTTCTAATTTGCATTCTAGCATGAAAATCTGTTAAGTCCACAGGAGCATTGTTACTGTCTTTATAATCTATTCTGAAATAAACAGTGGTACCCTGTTCAATTATAAAATTGTATATCCCTGCAGCCATATCTACCTATTTACACTATGAACAGCGATGATGTTCTAGCTTTTAGATAAATAGGACTGCAGGGCATAAAGCACCTCCTATAATGTACCTTCTATGTACTCTTTTAAGTTGACGTCCATGAGCACGCCTTCAGAAAAATCTTGATCTAAATCAGGTTTTTCATCTATAAGAGACTGGAGCATAAATCTAGTTAAATCTACATCCTCAACACGGTGGTACGGTAAGTAGCTCACCTTTTTAAAAATTGAAATAGGGTAAACCCGTCTATTGAAAGCTTCTAAATCTGGGTAAACCTCAAACAGACAGGTGACCTGTCCGCGTGACTTCCATTCTACTTTATCCTCCTCACCTACGGTTAGGATTGTCTCTATATCCTCTCTTGAGAGTGTTATCACTTTCGGGATAATCAATGCTTTAGGAACAGTGTTGTTATTTTCTTGATTCCAAGCTGTTTGTAAAACTTTCATAAATTTAACATATTAAAAGGGTTAATAACCAAAAGCTTTTAAACTATACGCGAAGGGAGAGTTCGGAAGATCTTTAACAGCTTGTAGCATTCTTTCGCTTATCCAGGCGATCTCATCTTGAGCGTGGTCTGAGTTTCTTAACTGTTGAAAGTGCATAAAGCTTCTAAAATTAAAAGACACATCTAATTCAAGTTGTGAATTCATCATCTTGAAATAGCGAGAAGATTCTTTTGCTCTCTTAGCAGACATACCGGCTTCTTTAAATTCAGCTAAAGACATGTGATATGCTTCGTTAGTTAGGGAAGTTAATTCTTCAAGTCTTTTGACCCACTTCTTGCCGACTTCTCCGTAATTCTCCCAGTCTTGAGGTTTATATGCTTTATCTGCTTTAAGTTGTTTATATCTTGCAGATTCTCCGTTAATACTCACTCCTATCCGATGTTTTAGTAAATGAATATGACTGGCTTGCTCTGCTCTAACCAAGAACGATATATAACTTTTCTCAAACGGCGTATGATGAGCATTAGTTGCTAACATTGTTAAGAGGTCTTTATACTCTCTCTCTTCTTAAATTTCTTCATATACTCAAACAACATGTCCACTCTATCCTCTACCGCATCGGGAATAGATACTTCTATTTCTTCAAAAGTAGAAGTCCAAGCGGATAGAGAATGAGTTCTATCTCCGCCGTACCATCCCATTAGTGTAACTTCATTCTGATTCATAACTTTCTTTTAATCTTTATAAAATAACTCTAAAACATCTTTAACAGCTGGGTGCCTGTAATTTTCTTGCAATTCTACCTTATATACATAACTACTATCAGCAAGTCTATTAACTTTATTAAAAGCAGAATCCGATCTATTTCATAAATCAATCTGATCTCCATCGCCGCAGAAAAGCATAATACTGTTCTGCCCTAATCTCCCTATGCACATTGAAAGCTGCTCTTGTGTTAAGTTCTGGAACTCATCAACAATACAAACTGCATTCTCAAAGGTTCTCCCACGAAAATGCGCAAGGGAAACAATCTCAATAGACTGTTCAGATAACATTCTCTGGACAGCAGTCGGCTTGTCGTACATCTTTGAGATATTGTCCATAATAGGTACTAACCATGGTTTCATTTTCTCCTCTAAAGTTCCGGGTATGAATCCGTTATTTTCCGTGGAGACAGTGGGGCGTGTAATAATTATTTTATTTATTTCACGTTTAAAAAACTTAGACATTGCAACCTGAACAGCTAAATATGTCTTGCCGCTACCGGCTCTTCCTAGTATAAAACTGTAAGCGTGGTCAAGAATTTTTGATTTTGCTTCTTTTTGTTCTTCTGATAACGGTAACGTAAATTTCACATCAGTACGGGGAATCCTTTTTTCAACATTGTCCTTCATAAGTATTAGTTAGGTTCAACCATAAATAGAAACACGGTTAACCTAGTTACTCTATGTAACGGGGAGGAAGTACCTTAAGAGACCGTATAGAATTGAGTACGAGTTAAATACCTTCTCAACTTTTTTTAAACTTTATATCCATATTCACGAAATCTTCAAAAGAATGCTTTCGAATAAACTCCTCAAAATCGCCCATCATATTCTCATCATCGTCGTCTCCTTCCTGCTTGCTATTCTTAAAATCCAAATAAACTTCCCGGTAATAGTTTGTAAGATCATCTTCGTTTACGTTTTTAGAATTATCATCGCCTTCATTAGCGTTAATCTGATTAACTATCAAATCAGCTAAATCCTCTTCTTCCTCATTCGGAAGCCGGTCGTGAGTTTCATTAAGATATCTTACGATAGCGGATGTCAGCACTTCTGTGAGTAAACTAAATCTATTCATTTATATAGTTTTTACTATAAATAGTTTGGTATGTATAAGTTATAACTTAAGAAGTACTTCTTGTTTAGTTTTCTTCTTGGATAAATGACTAGCATTATGCGATATGAGATACCGTTCTGATATATTAGGAAAGTACCGTTCTAATGACAACGGGAGGTTAATTAGTACGTTTCTATACTTTTGAAACTCTGATAAAAAAACGGCAGCCCATTTCTGTTCATTCTCATACTCTACAACATTGGAGTATATTTCTAAATCGTAATAAGGCGTGCTAGTAAATACAAGATCAAAATCTATAGCATACTGTTTATAATCTTCAAACTTTATATTAAGTAAAGTAACTGAATCTCCATATCTGCAAATTTGTTTTAAGTGTTCGAGTTCTTGATAAGTATCTCTATTCGGTTCGAGTCCAATATAAACGCCGTTTGGAAATACGCTTTTGAATCCGAGCATTCTTCCGCCAAATCCGGCGCAAGGATCTAATACCACTGGTGCGTCCTTCCCTTGTAAGAAAGTATGATAGATAGCGCCTGCTAATACAGGTTTAAAGAAAGATACGGTACCTCTAATTGCAGAGATTCCTCGAATTAAATTATAGAGACTAAAATCATACACTTCATTGCGACTATTCATTCCGATTCTATACCGTATAATAGATGATATTAAGTTATCATCTTGCCAAATTTCGTAAGGAGATTTTCCAGCTTTGTACCTGGATTTCCAATAAGACTTAAACAGAGACTTAAGTGCGGAGTTTCCAATACTACTACAATTATTATTAAATGTTCTAGTATTTTTATCATAAACGGTCGCAATTTTAGAGGGAAGCACTTGTATAACGTCTTCAATTTTCTCTTTGGATTCAAAATTTGGAAATTCGGGCTGAAAGAGCCTTATAATCTTTAGGAATAAGTACAGGTGCGGAGTAAAGTAGGTTGAATCCTGTTCAAGTTTTGCTTTAATATATTCGCGAGAAAGTATCTTTGTATAGATGGATTCTATAGTAGAAGGGTATATCGGTTTTTTATCAAATAATAAAATATCCTCCTGGGTGCGTATACTGCTAATGTCCTGACTTCTAATTCGAATTAGATTGGGTATATTAAGATTTTTACGGTAGTCATTAATAATAGAGGATAGTAGCTGAATATTTAGAGTTTCTACTTTTAAAGGATGCCAATATTCTCCGTCTACTTCAATAAAAATGTCTAATTCGGGTATATAAAAATCACATACTCCTTCAGGCGTTGCTACCTGTGTCTCATACCGAATGTTTAATCTTTTTAACAGTTCTTCAAAATATAATTCCGGCTTAGTAAATTGTTTTCTAGTTCGTGAATACCGTGTTATAGATTTTTCTGTTAGTATCTTCTTCGTAGAACCTGTATGAAGCCTTCCTGTCATTCCGTTAGGGTTATGGCCGGGTAAATAGTCGCGTCGCCATGGCGGTCGCGGTAACACTTGTACAGGCATGCCGCATCCGCATTTACAAAACTGCGGTTCGTTATTAAAAATATGCTTTGCAGCATACGCTTCGCCGGTCATCTTATGTACGGTTCGTAAATGAAACGTGAGTTGACGTGCAGACTTAAATGTCTCCATGCATTCACTACATTTAATACTTCCGGATACTCTGCTTATTACATTTTGCCGGTATTCTCCGTAATCCTGTACATATTGTTCTACTGTTAGACCATGTGTAGCGATATGTCCGTTCATTCCTGTATGTGAGTATTCCTGTGTGCATATCTCACATCTTACTATATAGAGGTTACGCTTGCCGTTTTTTGCTTTTCCTTTTGGCATTTTTCTAAAAGCTTTATTCTATAACGAACTGCGGATGCAGGCTAAAGTTAATTTTTAATACTAAAACATCAATATAGAAATTAAAAGTAGATAATCCTAATTTGACACCTTCTTTATTCTGTAAAAAAGGTTATAAAAAAAAAGGTCCTCAACGTTTGAGGACCTCCGTAAGAAAGCTAATAAGCTTAAGCCATGTATTAAGGGTAAAAAAGGGGTTTCAAGTGTTACTTGGGCCTTATACAGTTTCGAGACCGTGCACGTAGATGCGACCATAGTACTCAGGGCGGACAATCTTCTTCGCATAACGCGTCATAATTCCGCGACGTGGCGTGAAGTTATCCGGATCAAGTACGGTAGGTGTCATCATCAACGGAATATAAGGAGCATAAACTGCGCCTGTTTCCAGGAACTGGCTACCTTTATATCCCATCAGGATTAAATTCTCAGTCATATAAGGGTTCTTATATACCGTGAAACGGTTGTTAAGCTGTCCCATTTTCTGAACACCCATTGCGTATTTAGCCTTAGTGCCGTCCGTATCAGCTGCATATCCGGGAATTGATTCCAGAATCGTAGATACCGTAGGAGATACTACCATAAAGTTGGCACCTCCTCTCATGTTCAATCGGTGAATCTCATTGGACACTTTTTGAATCTTAGTACCTAAGGTCTGATACCATCCTCCTTGGGAGTTGTAGTAGCCGCCGGAATCTACTGCGCTAGTAGTGAATGTAGAGCCGTTCCAGAATGTGTTATTCTTAGCTGACCAGTACTCGGTAGTCTGGGAGTTACGAATTAACATTTCGAGAACTTCGAGGTCGATTTCATGCGTTACGTACTCAGATAGCATAGATGTCAGCTGAGCTTCAGCGTCGATGGAGTGGTACTTGTCAAGATCTTGAGCAAATTCATCTGACCACTTCGTTTTCAATCTACGCGTCTTAGCAGTAATCTCCTCGCTTCTCATTTCGAGATTAATTTCCGGAATATCCAGAGCAGTATCAAACGTCGTCGATGCCGATCCGGGTTCGAAATCACCTCTGGACGTAAAGCCAGGCTGCTTAGTAAACGTTACAGTAGCGTTAGCTGCCGAACCGCTGACAATAAAGACGATATTACCGCCTGAAAGCTTGGTAAACTCAGGATAGTAGGTCTTAATTCCAGATCCAGAAATTGCGAAGGCGCGGATTGCTTCCAGGTCTAACCCAGAAAGAGAAGCTGTCTGAACAGTAACTTTCGTAAGAGTAGAGCCTGCTAAGGATTGAGAAACTACCGTGTTAAAATTCAAATCGGATGCAAAGTTAGCCGACGCAGTGGTATAGGTTGTAGCTCCGGTGGACGTGCTGTGAGTCAGAGACTGCGTCACATCGTTAGTAGAGTAAGAGAATCTACCTACGCCGTACAAACCGCCTGTACCAGGAGTACCTCTACGAGCGTCTGTTACGCCGAATACGGAATCGGTTTGGGAAGTTCTACCAGCACCGGTTGTAAATCCGCCTTGAGCGGTACCGTATTTGAAATCTAAGAAGAATACCAGACCGGTAGGTAAGTTCATAGGTTGAACAGAGACAAAGTCCTTAGCGGACATCTCTGAAAAAATTCTCCGTACCAAAGGAAGAGCAACGCCTGCCCATTCTTCGGAACGTGAATCTGTACCGGTACGGTTAGCTTCAGTTACAAGCTGCTTTGCTTGGTTTTCTAAAAGGACGGCCACATTCTGACGTTCCATTTTTTCGTCGGACAGGCCTTCCAACAACCCGGTTCTGGCCCATTTCTTTACAAGGGCTTGAACCTCAGACCGTCGAGTCTGATTGTCATTGCGTGAAGGTAATAAGGAGTTTAAGTTCATTGTGTTAAATCTTTAAGTCTAGTTACTTAATAATGCCGGCAAGCTGTTGCCAGCGTGCAATCATTCTATCCTCTTGTAAAATCTGAGTAGGCCTGGTTGAATCTCCGGCTGTTCTGGACGCATTAGACTCAGTAAGTCGTGCTGCAGAATTTACGGAACTAGCACCTTTCGAAATGGAGGTAGATGACGCGTTTCGGTTGTTAAGTGCGCGTACAAATTTAGAATACAGGGACTTGACGTCTTCAAGATTGTTCACACGGTCAAAATATTCTAGAATTGTAACTTTCTGTTTTTCTGACAGGTTATTATGTGCTCTGAATAGTTTTCCTGTGTATAAGAGCTTAGAGTTGACTATTCCTACCTCGTTTAAGGTGTCTTGTAGTTCTCTTACTGCTTGATTTGATTCACGCAACTGATTTTGCAGATGATTAACCTCATGTTTAGGAGCAGCTTTATAGTCCCTAGAAGACTGACGACGATTATTACGATTTGGAATCGGACCTAACACGGCTTCTTCCAGAGCTTGTACTTCAGAAGGGTGCATCTCAGCAAGAACTGCTTCTACGGCTTCGCGCACTTCTTCTTCACTAGGTACCTCATCAGATTCACCTGTTGCGGAACTCATCTGATGTCCTGATAAGTATTTAAGAAGTATCTGTTTCATCTCCGGTTTAGACAGCTCGTCTACCTCTTCGGGCGTGAGTTCATCTAAGTCGGGAAGAACGTCTTCATCTTCATCCATCATTTCAGGCTCTTCTTCGGGCATTTCCGAATCTTCGTCGTCGTTCTCAAAGAGATAAGACCTTCTAGAACCGATCCATGAGCTTTCCTCTAATTCGTCTTCGTCCTGCTCATCCGAAAGCTGTTCTTCTAAGTCAGCTAGGTCCTGTTCGATGTCATGAAGCTCATCCTGTTCATCTATTTCATAGAGAATACCTTCAAGAATATCTTCGTCTAGGTTATCGTCTATTTCGTCGAGCATTCCTTCAAGTATTTCTTCGTCTTCTTCACTATCTAGATGACTGGCTTCTTCTTCATACAGGTCGTCTTCTAATTCTTCCAGCATCATATGCAGATCTTCGTCCACTCTAGATGATCTAATTTCATTTTGAAGCTCGTCCATTATCTCGTCGAGATTAACTTCATTTTGCATTTCATCATCTTCGCTGTACTCCTCGTCCTCAGAGTATGTCTCGTCTAGTTCGGAGTCCAAGTCTCCTTGTTCCATTAGTCGTGCTTTGATCATACTTTTGATCTGAGGTTCAAAGGATTCAGCAAGTGTTGCTTTTGCATTTTCAATTGCGGCATCTCGAATAGCTTTCGCGTCTGCAATAGCCTGTTCTAATAAATCACTCATAATTGGATGTGAATTGAGTTCTAAGATTATTTTAAATCCTAATTATACCTAAGAGATAAAGACTGCGTATTTTGACACAGTATATATTATACTATGTATATATAGTGTAGCGTACACCAAAACCGCTACTCTATTTCTATTAACTCAGGTATATGACTACTATTAAGCCACGCGCCTTCGTCTATCAAATATTCGATAAGCTTTTCATCATCAAATCTACTTGAAAAATCCTCATTAAAGGATTGAATTGCTTCATATGCGACGTCTTTTAAATAATGTTCAATAGGTAGTTGCACATCTAATCTTAAAGCGGAGTTTAAATTTGAATAGACATAACTACTCTGGCTCAGATCTCTTAGGAGAGTAATAACTTCGTTCGCTGCGTCGGAACTATAACCTAAGTAGGGTAGAGTATGTTCTAACAGTATAAACAATCTTTCCCCTTTTTCAGCAGCTTTTAATTCCTCAAGTACTTGCAAGTAAGTATCTGCTACATCCTCTTGGTACTCGTCTCCGCCTACGGGCATATGTGCTACGGCGTTTAAATTTAGATTTAAAACTCCTTCATTTAAAAAGCGGGACTGTCTTTTGCTATATAAAAAACGTTTCATTAAATTTGTATTTTATTATGTTATTTTTAATAATTAATAGAACATTTTCCCTGTGTATCACAAAAAATTTGACCAATAATGGAATCAATTTTTTTCCGATTAAGAGAAGAGTTTCTGTTCAAAAGCGCTTCTTCATTAAGTTCAGACTTGTGCGAAGATCTTTCTATACTTTCTCTAACGGTTCCTTCCGGGTAAAGAAAAGCTTTATGAGTAGAAGGGTCTGATACGAAATCAAAAGCCAGTAATGAAAAATCATCTTGCACTTCTTGAGCTTTATTTTTACCTTCTGCATACACTTCTTTTACGCTCCCCATGCCTCTGGAGCTAATGCCGAGTGTGATCTTAGCAGCAAATAGTTTCTTCAAAATATTACCAGCTGGGGTGTCTAGTATCTCTACTTTACCTTTTAAATCGTCGCCGTCCCACCACATATCGGTTACTATATGGGAAGCATTCTGTAGGTTTACTACAGAGGAGTCAGGATGGTCAAGCTCTCCTAATGCTCGTCGATCTTTAACGAAAGTGTCTAAGTACTTGTCAGCTTCTCGTTTAAGAATTTCTCTAGGATAAACTCGTCCGTTTTGGTTAAGAGCGTTTGCTCTTTGTAGTGTTCCAGAGACAACTAACGTTTTGCCTGTTGAAATACTCTCCGCTACAAGAGCTTCATTAACCGGGAATGCATTATATTCTACAAGTAAACCTCTATTCATTGGTATACATATTTTTATATTTTTCAGTAAAAAGTTTCTCTTTTGGAGCCTCTTCGGTATAGGCGGAAGACCCTAAATGAGATCGCTGCTTCTTTATATCTTTTTGACGAGGTGGAACTTTTTGAAACGCGAAAGGAGTGTTATACCCGTCGACATTCCCTGTAACGTTTCCGCCACCTGTATCTTCATTTTGGCGGGTTCTTAATACCTCTTTTATCACTTTTTGGATCATTTCAAGCAATTCTCTCTTCCTCATTTAAAATCTTTTAAGCCATCTTTCTAAAAGTGCCTTCTAGATATACTCTGTTTCGTGCTTCGTGTATAATATTTACTCTAGAGAACGACCTCTGCAAATGCTGAGTCCGGTCTATGTCAAACAGTACAAGAGTATTAAACTTTCCGATATCTAGAATCACTACTTCTTTTGTGTAAATATCTTCAAAATGTAAAAGCCCTCCATAATCGGCTTCCCAGTCTTTAGAAACATTTAGTATGTATCCTATAGATTCAGGAATTATGTACCTATGTCTGGATATAAAATCATTATGTACATGTTTGAATGCGCCGTTTTTACCTATAGATAGACATACCTCTCCGGTGAGAGTCTGAATGACCTGTTTAAAGTTAGAACTTAATACGTAAGAAGTATACTTTAAATCTGACACTATATCATGCCTCTGGTAAGAATGGGCCAGGCCGCCTTGCTCATACTGTTTTAAGGCTTGCAGTTTTTTTTCTTGTGCTTCATTTGATTGTGGATCCCCCCTGAAATCAACATAATGTCCGTACGTGCCTACGATGCTCGTCCAATCTTTATAAGGTATTGCGTTAAGTTCGGCTTGTATAAATTCTGCGTAATGTTCCTCTAGTATATTCGAAAGGACGGTAAAACCTTTTTCTTTAAATACGGTAATATGCGGAACTATATCTAGATTAGGATTAAGCATAGTTCATCCATTTTTAGTGCAGTTCACGTACCTTGTATAGAGTAGTGCTTATAAGAGATGTAATTTCATCAACAGTGTTCTGTAAAAAAGAATCTTGCGGTATTTGCTGACGGGTCAGTTCTACAAATTTTAAAAGAGCTTCAAAATAAACTACGTAGTTATCATCTTCTCGTAAGCTATACTCCATGCTATAACCTTTAATAATACCGTATTTCCCTTGATACTGCTCAGCTAAAGTGTCAATATGATCTACGATATACTCGTAGTATTTGTTTAGAGCTTTATGTGCAGCATAAGAATTTGTTTGTAGATGGTATATATGAGTCTGGTTTCTAGACTGCATTAAAGTACCGACTAAGTGGCTCATTCTATCCATTATCTACTTATTTTAATTCATTTATTAATTCGTGGTACCTAATTAAGGTCAGGTAGTGTTTATCTGTGATAAAGGTAGTCTTCTCAATTTTAGGTAGCACATTTAACACTTCCTGCAGTTTTATTTTTAACACAGTATCCTCTGTCCTGTTTATAACGGCTCGCACTTTGTTCTCAATTAAAGTTGCTTGAGTTTTTATAAAGTTAAAGGATTCTGATGAGTCTGCTGAATTAAATATAAACTGTCGTAACACTTCTTTCTGGGCTTCATTTAAAATACCCCACTTTTTATTGAATTTTTCGGTCATGAGTTTTAACGTAAGAGCTTTAAGCTCCGGGTCAACTCCTTCCAGTACAGACTTAGACCCGCTTCTGTTAGGTGCTTCTGCTTTAAGAAGGTGGTTAGCAACGTTTAGTTTATGTTGTAAAAATTCATCTAAATTACCCTGTTCCACATATTCAAGCAAAGTGTAGATAGAAGCATAGGTAGGGTAGTCGTTTATCTTAGTTTTAAAAAAGCTATTAATATCGTACTTTTTTGAAATCTCTTTTAGTAGGTTATACTTGTCTTTTGCTAAAGTAGCTCTATCAAGTCCTGTTTTACTGTCCATCACAGACTCCACCACTTTTAAAGCAAACGCTGGATCAGTCACTTTCTGATTGAGAAGTATGTCGTAGAGATGCAATTCTTGTCTAAGAGGAGAATCACCTTTAAAATACTTTTTAATTATATCTAAACTAGAAGGCATTGCTCCTTTTAATACATCACTGGTTACCTGTCGAATAAGAAACTCGTATATCAGACCAGTATTTTTTATCTTCTTGTGCTTTAATTTTTTAAATTGCATCTCTTTAAATTAAGTAAGGTCCGTAAAACCTGTGTCAACAATAAATAGAGGACGTTAATCTAAATCTGGATCTAATAATTCAGTTAATCTTTGACGTCCATTTTTATTTCCGTACGTATCGGTTAGTTGTTTGATTAATTTCTTATTTGCAACATGTTCAAACGGTAGTGTATCCGTTGACTTAAATGCTCGTGAAATATCTCTATCTCCTAATACGTCTGTTTTATTATTGTCATATCGAGGTTTAGATTTCTGTTTTGATTTATATTTATACTTAGGATTCACGTTCTCTTTCTTTACCGGGGAAGTCTCTTTTTTCTCAGACGACTTACCGGCCGGACTTTCGGGCTCTGTCTTAGCGGATGTGGTAGTCTCGCTCGGACTTTCTTCAGATGTCTCACGTGGCGGTTCAAAGGGTGTACCTCTTTCGGGTTCACCAAGCTCTTCAAATCCGCTTCCAAAAGCACTTTCAGATTCTTCCTCGTCTCCAAAGTCTCCGAATCCTCCGCTATCGCTCTCGCCTCCGCTTTCTCCTTCAGTGGAATCAGAACCTGTTTCAGAAAAAGGATCGCGACCATTGTTACTTGCTTCATTCAATCCCCATTCTTTTATTCTATCGTTTATTAAATTATCCTCTTCATACAGCCATTCCTCTAAAGCTAATCCCACCACGTTCTCGTATATGTATTTACGAGTAAACATTCCTGTATCTTTAATAGCGTTAATTAATTGCATTTTTTCGTTCATAATCTCCATCTTCTGCCGTTCGTAAATAATAGATGGATTATTTAACGTCAACTCAAAATCAACTAAGCTATAATCTGTATATCCCTGTAAGTATAAATGGATGATAGCCATTTTAGTTAATTCAGATTCAAATATCTTTTGAATCCGTTCAATTGTTCGAGCAAACCGAACATCCTCGGCTGCTAAAACGGCTTTACCTTCTAGATTCTCGTCATATCCTAAAAATGCTTTGGGAATCTTTAACGCGGCCATCATTTTATTTCTAATGTACTCTACATCATCTATCATTCCTTCATTAGATAGTCCATCTAGAGTGTCTATTTCTGTTTGAGAATCTCCGCCCCTAACCGGAATGTATATATCCTCAATCATATTCTGAAGATTAAACTTAAGGTTATACTGTCCGGTTTCTTCATCGATATATGGGGTCTTTTTATTTTTGTCCATAATCCTCTGCATGTAATCATCTATCTCAACAGGATTCAGATTACCTACGTTTATCTTATAAACACGTCGTTGAGGTGCTCTCATAATACGGTGAATCATCATTGCATCTTCCATTAAGGCAAGACGTTTGAACTCTTTACGAGCTGCTTCCAACATGGACCGTCCATATGGAAGGAAGTTCGTATCGGATAGAAGTCTAAAATGCGCTACCTCAAAATACTGAAGTTCTGCGAAATTCTCTCTCATTCCTATTGTATCAGAAGGACTATAGTTAAACTTAACCTGTCGTAAACTTTTTTCGTCAAACCCTTCTGATCTTGAGACATCATACGGACTCATAGGGGTCACACTTATAATACCTATCTCATCTTGTATATCTAATTTCAAGTAAAAATCTCCGTATTTACAAGCATTACGTATCCATGGCCAGAGGTTAAACTCTACGTTCAGTACGTCGTAAAATAGGTTGTGAAGTATTTCTTTTATTTCGGAATTATTTGTTCGTATATCTACAAGAGTTCCTTCAGGGCTTCTCACTGTACACTCGTCAGCGTAAATATCCAATGCGCTAGATAGAATTGGATCTTCATCCATAGCTTCATAGTCGCGATATAATTCTATCCTAGCAGTGTTAAAGTTAAAAGCAGTGGTGGGAGTATAATACCCTGTAGGTTTATAAGTGTGGAGGCCGGAGTAATATCCTTGTTGAAAAGCTGGCTGTACCGGTTTACCTAAAGACTGTAGCATCGAAGGGTCGACGACGCGTAGTTTATTATCGCGTGTTTTTCGCACGATTGCCTGTCCAGAAAAAAGGCGAGTCAACCTCTTTAAAAAAAGAGGAGTTTCTGGCTGAGTATTTTCGCTCATATTATGAATGATCTAATTTACGTCTATTCTCTATATAAATAGAGACCCGTACTATATTATAACAGCCAGGTTATATCTTCTTCTGATTTTCCGGTCGGAATACGCCATGTTCCATTATAGGTTCCACTATGACTACTGTTTTTACCGGACGCAGTTGTCATGGGGAGTGATAACGTACTTCCGAAATTACTCAGCGCAGCTTTAGTCATACTGATTCCTTGCTGTCTTAGACGTAATGCAGTATCTCGCACCCAAAAAGCTACAGCCCAGCTCATAGTCAAATCATCATTATAACCTGATTGAGCTTGAGCGCGACCCCCTTTCCATATAAAGGTATATAGCTCATCCAAAGATCTCTTACTCTTAAGCGTAGGTGTTTTCTCTCTGAAATACGTTTCTAGCTTAGAAACCATAACGGGACGCGTAGCACTATTAATTGATACTCCGGGGACCATTTTAGACCTGTCTTGCATATCGTACCCTCTACTAAGATGTTTATAATCATCGGTGTAAGGGTCATTTTTATAATGAAAAAATAAATTACCATACTGAGCATCTAGAGCTACTTGCACGACAGCCCAGCCTACACCGTTATTATCTATAACCAGTAATGCATTATTCCATTCAGTTGCAACTGCGACAAGCAAATGTCCAAATTCAGTAGTACCTATCTGAGCTTTAAACTCGGCAAC